CGTGATGGACAATCGTTGCCCAGTAAATTCCGCAGTCGCGACCATGCCAACATGGCAGTGGAACTGTTCAAACGCCGTCGTAAACAACAAATGGCCAACAGTGATCAAGATTACATAGAAGAACGTTGATATGATACTAGACCAATTATACCCAAGAGGAATTTCTGAGAGCCGCCAGCGCAAGCTCATTGAAGCTCAGTTGTTGGAAGATCCAGTGTATCGCAGTTGGCAACGAGTGGGACAGTTATTGGTTGAAAAGAAACTGACCGAACCCGAAATTCTAGATATTTTTAAAAGAATAGAAACTGGACAAACCGCTGCTGGTGGTAATAGAACCATTGCTGGCCGAGCCAAAGATACCACAGTAAACGCTGCCAGTGCAGTAAAAAATGCAGTGACTGGTGTGCTTAACAGTATTCAAACCTCAGCGCCAGTGGCTGCTGTGGATGTTGCATATGACAAAGCCACGGATGCTTTGGCCAATCTCACAGGCGGCCAAAAGGGCGCTGCCATGGAAGCAATCAAAAAATACCGCATGCTGGCCAAAGAATATCCCAAGACAGCAGGCTTTGCCAAAGCTGCTTTGGTAGCCATTGCTGGCTTAGCCACAGGCGGTGCAGGTTTGCCCGCAATTGCTGGATTGACATACGCATTAGACTCGGCCATTCGTGGCGACAAACTGTCTAGCGTGCTTGGCAAAGGCGCAGGCGCCTCGGCCCTGGCCTGGGCTGGACAACAAGCTGCTGGCATGATTGGCAATCAGCCTGGTGCTGATAACGTTGCTGCTCCCACAGATACAGGTGCTCCTGCCACAGATGCTGTACCATCAAGATTTGATGAAATTGTGAGCAATTCTGTAGACTACAAAGTCAAGCCAGGCGACACACTATCTGATATTTTGGCAGATAGAAAAATCAATCCAGAAGCGTTTAGACGACTTCCCGGTAATGACATATTTTTTAGTCCTGATGGTAACCCTAACATATTGAAAGCAGGACAAACTATCAAACTTCCAGATCCATCTGATATTCCTGATTTGAATAGAATGAGTTATACCACTCCGGATCCTGCTAATTATGCACGGTTTGATAAAGAATACGACACCACTGGCTATACTGGTCAGTACAATCCAAACAACAGTTCATACAGCCTTGATGCCACAAACAATTTAAAACAACAAGGTATGGGTCGCTTCGGCTCTGACGGCGGCATAGCAGCCGACCGTGTGGCACAAGACGCCGTTAGCCAAGCAACCAGTCCGATACTTGACCCAAACACACCACCAGCAGCTGGGGGCGCCGAAGCTGGCGCCGGCGCTGCCGACACCGCTGGTCGCGGTGCTGCTATAGATTATTCGCAAAAAGGACCTGTGACCACTGACAGTCTAGGCCAAAAACTTGAGTACGGTATCCCAGTCAATGACAAGGGTGCATTTGTGCCACCAAACTCCAACTTGCCGGCCGAAGAGTTGGCTCGTCAACAAGCTGCATACGATGCCTGGAAATCTGACTACATGAAACGATGGCCCAATGCTGTGCAACTACCTGATGGTTCTATGCAAGGTATCAAACCAGGTCTTGCCCCTATGTTTCCAAGTGCAAAGGTCAAAGAAAATTATCTGCCAAAAAACATCTATCAAGTCAAGCCAATGCCGTTTGTTGAAATGGTAAATCAACGCAGAACCGTACACCGTTGGGCCTTGAACGAAAGTCGTGGCCAAAACATGGGGAACAGTGTGGTCTTGAGCTATCAAGGCGTGCTACATGTGATTGAGCAGACTGCTAACTATCACAATCGCTTGGTTGAATATGTAGAAACTGGCCCTGGGCGCGATGCATTGCCAAATCTCTATCGACCTGACATGTCCGATGCTCCAGCACCAGTGTCAGCCAAGCCAGGTTTGATTGGTCGTGGCCTTAATGCACTAGATCGAGGTGTTAAAAAAGTAGGTGGTGCCCTTAGCAAATTTGGACATCAGCTCACTACCAAAGTCACTGCTGACAAACTCAAAATGAATTGGCACCAAGGTGGCAAGCCCACTGACAGTGATCAATTGGCAGCATGGTTACAGACACAGGGGGTAAGCCCCGAAGTAGTTTCCAGTGTGTATGGCGAGTTAGGGTTGCCGGCTGCTGCACCAGGTGCTGATGCCAACGGCGCTGCCACTGAACCTGCTGCCGGCGCTGACGGGAAATCCAGTATGCTTGCTCCAGTCATGGATCCAAAAACTGGACGCAGACTTACACGAGCCGAACTTTCAACTCCAACCACCGCGGCAGCACCTGCACCGGCTGCTCCAGCATCCACAACCCCTAGTGCCAGTGCAGCCGCTAAACCTGTTGCAACAGCCACGCCAGCCGCAAGTGGCCCACCTGGGTTTAATGCAACCAATGTAATGAACTTGCCAGGCATGCAAGGCACAAAGAAACCTGCGGCACCTGCTAACTTTGCAGGTGGGCCCACAGGCTATAGCAAAACCACTATGAGCGTCAAGCCCGCATCTGGTGCCCCAGGAATAAAACAGCCTGCCGCTGCTGCCGCACCAACTTCAGCGCCATCACTACCTGCTGTTAAACCAGGATCAAAAGACGCCGAAATGATTCGAAACTTGCAAACGCCAGGCAAGGCATCAATTAATACTGGCGGACCAAATCCATATGCTAAAAAAGTAGCCGCTGAGTCTTTGACTTGGAGTCACAACTGGGATCCAAGTCGTAGCCTAATCAAAAAAATACGCCAAACATAAGAACTCTGGCCTTAGGACCGAGTGGGCGGCTGCTGCCTGGGTCAATGGATTCGCTACCTTGCGATCCAAAGTGAGCAAATTCATGTTGACACGCCACCACTAAAACTGTATACTTGTTTTTTTAGGAGGCTCCATGAGCAAGACATTTAACGGCGAACAAAAACTCAAACTCACCCAGATCATCAACGAAGGCATGACTGTGCTTCACGAGATTGAAACACTCAACGGTGGACTTACCGACACCATCAAGGCTGTGGCTGAAGAGTTAGAAATCAAACCTGCCATTCTCAAGAAGGCCATCAAACTGGCACACAAGGCCGAGTTTGGCAAAGAGAAGCAAGATCACGAAACCCTGGAAACTATTTTAGAAACTGTTGGTAAAACTCTATAAATATCTGCGAGTCGCTCACTTACGAGCATGTAGCAAGGCCAGTCCGGCCACAAACGGAGAACAATGAGTTATATTGACGCACTTTTTGATCGTGAACACGATCGCATTCATGTTGTAGAGCGCCGAGACGGCGTGAGAGTCTACAAAGAATACCCAGCAAATTACATTTTCTACTACGATGATCCACGTGGAAAGTTTCAAAGCATCTACGGCACACCCGTATCAAGGTTTAGTACACGCAATAACAAAGAGTTCCGCAAAGAAGTCCGCATTCAAAGCGGCAAGCAACTTTATGAGAGCGACATCAATCCCATTTTTAGATGTCTTGAAGAAAACTACAAAGACCAAAATGCGCCCGAACTACACACAGCGTTTTTTGACATTGAGGTTGCATTTGATCAAGAACGTGGTTTCAGTCCGGTGGAGGATCCGTTTAATCCTATCACCGCTATTTCAGTCTACCTTGATTGGCTTGACCAACTTGTTACCCTGGCAGTACCGCCCCGAGGTTTGAGCTGGGAAACAGCACAGGACTTGGCGAAAGACTTTGAGAACACTATCTTGTTTGCTGACGAAGCAGAAATGATCAAGACCTTCTTGGACTTAATTGATGACGCTGACATTGTGACTGGCTGGAACTCAGAAGGCTATGACATTCCCTACACTGTCAACAGATGTGTGCGAGTGCTCAGCAAAGACGACACACGTAAATTCTGCTTGTGGGGGCAACTGCCCAAGAAGCGTGTGTTTGAACGCTTTGGTGCCGAAAACGAAACCTATGATTTGATTGGTCGTGTGCATATGGACTATATGCAACTGTATCGCAAGTACACATATGAAGAACGCCACTCATACTCATTAGATGCTATTGGTGAATACGAACTGGGCGAACGCAAAACACAGTTTGAAGGAACACTGGATCAGTTGTACAATCAACACTTCAAGAAGTTTATTGAGTACAACCGCCAAGACACAATGCTTATTGCAAGATTAGATAAAAAATTGCGTTTCTTGGATCTTGCTAACGAACTTGCCCATGCCAACACTGTGTTGCTACAAACCACAATGGGTGCTGTGGCAGTGACTGAACAGGCCATTATTAACGAAGCACATGAACGTGGTATGGTTGTTCCCAACCGCAAGCAAAGACTCACAGACGAGGACACACAAGCCGCAGGTGCGTATGTTGCCTATCCTAAGAAAGGCGTGCATGAATGGATTGGAAGTGTGGACATCAATTCACTGTATCCATCAGCAATTCGTGCCATGAACATGGGTCCAGAAACCATTGTTGGACAATTACGCCCGATTATGACCAACAAGCTGATCAAAGACAACATGGCCAAAGGTGATTCATTTGCGGCTGCATGGGAAGGCTTGTTTGCATCACTGGAGTACACAGCAGTGATGGAACAGCAACGTGGTACAGAGATAACTATTGATTGGGAAAGTGGCGAGGAGTCGGTACATTCGGCCATGGAAGTCTGGCAGTTGATTTTTGATTCAAACCATCCTTGGATTCTCACTGCCAACGGCACCATTGTGACTTTTGAGAAAAAAGGTATCATACCTGGCTTGCTGGAACGTTGGTATCGTGAACGTCAGGAGATGCAGGCCAAGAAGAAAGAAACCAAGGATCCTAAAGAAATTGCGTTCTGGGACAAGCGTCAGTTGGTCAAGAAGATTAACTTGAACAGTTTGTATGGTGCTATTTTGAATCCCGGCTGTAGATTCTTTGACAAACGTATTGGTCAGTCAACCACACTAGCAGGCAGATCAATTGCCAAGCACATGGACGCTTATATTAACGAGTGCATCACAGGCGAATATGACCACACCGGCAAGGCTATCATCTATGGCGACACGGACTCATGCTATTTTTCTGCGTGGCCCATACTGAAAAAAGAAGTTGCAGAAGGACGTATGGAATGGTCAAAAGAAACTTGCATCCAACTGTATGACTCAATTGCTGATCAGGTAAACGAGAGCTTTCCAGCGTTTATGGAACAGGCATTTCATTGTCCTAGAGACATGGGATCGTTAATCAAAGCAGGTCGTGAACTGGTTGCTGACCGCAGTTTGTTTATCACCAAGAAGCGTTATGCTGTGAACATCATTGACTTGGAAGGCAAGCGACTGGACGTGGATGGCAAACCTGGTAAGACCAAAGCCATGGGCTTGGATTTGAAGCGCAGTGATACACCCAAAGTAATTCAAGATTTCTTGCTAGAAATTCTAAATAAACTACTTGCTGGTGCCGGTCGAGAAGAAATTGTAGAACGCATCCGCGAATTCAAGTATGAATTTAAAGAGCGGCCAGGCTGGGAGAAAGGGTCACCCAAGCGTGTGAACAACTTAACCAAGTATGCAGCTGAAGAGGCCAGGCAAGGCAAAGCCAACATGCCAGGGCATGTACGTGCGGCGCTAAACTGGAATCAAATGCGTAAGATGAATGGTGACAATTATTCAATGCAGATTGTTGATGGTATGAAAACCATTGTGTGCAAACTCAAGTCAAATGCACTGGGGTGGACCAGCATTGGCTATCCCACAGATGAAGCAAGATTGCCTGCATGGTTTATTGAACTGCCGTTTGATGACGGACTCATGGAAGCAACTGTTGTGGACCAAAAGGTTGACAACTTACTGGGAGTGTTGGATTGGGATTTAGCATCTGCTACCAACACAGAAAATACATTTACATCATTGTTTAGTTTTGAATGAAGCTTAGTGACCTTGTTGACTATTTAAACTTGCTGGAACTGCACAGTCATGAACCTGACTGCGCCGCTGCTCGACGAGCGCTGGACAGTGCTGTGTACACTGTGTTGAATCACAACATAAAGTTTGACAATCTCAGTCAAGAAGTTGTGGCTGCTAGAGCCAGCGTAGAAGCATCGCTTAACACATTCAATCTCAAACTGGCTGAAACCAAAACACACATTCAGTTTGAAATAGAAAAACTGCAACCCACTTACTATCAAAACAGCAGTAATCTCTGGGAACACGAAATGTACTATGAAACCAATGAGCATATTCTACAGCGTAGAATGGCCATTGATGGCGAAAGCAATATTTTGTTGCGCAGCCGATTACGACAGTATAGTGACTGGCGTGTGCCTGGAATGATCATCAGACCTGGCCTAGAAAATTTTATTGAAGACTTAGTGCCACTTGATCCTTTGTACATTGTGGATCAAGCACAAGAGTTGGTGGCACCGGCCATTGAAAAATTCACAGTAGAGTATCAACGTAGATTGCGTGTGTACCATGTCAATGACTATCTGGACAAAGAAGTTTTGCGTGAGTTGCCAGATGATCAGTTTGGATTTATTTTTGCCTACAACTATTTTAACTACCGACCCATGGAAGTAATTGATCGTTATTTGGCAGCCACTTACCGAAAACTACGCACCGGCGGCAGTTTTATTTTTACATTCAATGATTGCGATCGTGCTCACGGTGTGGCTCTATGTGAACGCAGTTTTATGTGTTATACCCCTGGTGGTGAAATACAAAAAAGAGCCGAAAAGCATGGATTTGAAATAATTGATCGTCACTTGGGCCTGGGCGACATTGCATGGTTTGAATTGCGCAAACCTGGCAGTGTTACCAGTCTAAGAGGTGGACAAACGTTGGCCAAAATAGTTGTAATGTAACTGTGCGGCCTATATAATAACCTATAGGAGAGTATACAATGAGAGATTATCTTTTAGATTTAGTAGAACACACATATGATCTTGGCTGCATTGACTTGATCAAGATTGTGGGCGATGACAAAGTGACACAAATTGTGGGCATTGCCGAAGACATGAGCGTGGTGGTAGAAGGTGAGTTGAAAAATCCTCACCCTGACTTTA